CCACTGTTGGGATGCCTATTGCAGTCGGTGTCCCGTTTCAATACGATGGCGACTTGACAAAAATTCGCTTCATTCAGCAATCAGCAAGCGCAATTTTGAACATCTCGTATTACAGCTAACATGATTCATGTTGCCGTAGCGCTCGTTATCCAACTGTTTTTATGGCCGTTTGGCCTGTGGATTGGTGCTGCTGCGGCAACGTCATTTTTTATCGGGCGCGAAATTGCCCAAGCAGAGTACCGGAACATTGAACATTTTTACGGCGGCAAACGCGCAAATATGCCTTGGTATGGCGGTTTCCAAAAACAGGCATGGACGATTAAAGGAATGCTTGATTGGATTTTTCCAGCGGCCTTGACTATTGCGATTGCTTTTGTTGTAAGATAAAGAAAACCGTATCGGCCAGGTTGACCGAGGAATCCAAGGATTCATAAATGCTAGAAGAAGTACCAGCGGAGTCACTACCCGTGCCAGAACAGGAAGCAACGGCTGCACCTGCGACTGATGTTCAAACGCCGGAAACGCCAGAAGCAGTAAGCAAGACATTCTCGCAAGAGGAACTTGATGCAGCTATTGGCAAACGCCTCGCAAGAGAGCAACGTAAGTGGGAACGAGATCAAGCACAGCGTCAGTCTGAACAACAGACGTTGAGGGCCGCACCGACAGCAACCGCTGATCAGTTTGAGTCTACCGAAGCGTATACGGAAGCGTTGGCGCTACAGAAGGCTGAAGAACTGATTGCAAAGCGTGAAGCCGCCAAGCAGCACTCTGCTATTCTTGAAAGCTATCAGGAACTTGAGGAAGCAGCGCGGGACAAGTACGATGACTTTGAACAAGTCGCCTACAACCCAAAACTGCCGATCACGAACGTGATGGCCGAAACGATCCAGTCTTCGGACATTGGGCCTGAGTTAGCTTACTATCTCGGCTCTAACCCCAAAGATGCGGAACGCATCTCACGCATGACGCCGCTCGGCCAAGCGAAAGAGATTGGAAAGATTGAGGCCAAATTGGCCGCAGAACCTCCGGTCAAACGAACAACGTCAGCGCCAACGCCGATTTCACCTGTTACCGCCCGAGCCACTGGTTCGCCAGCACTTGACACTACAGACCCACGCTCCATTAAGAGCATGACGGCCTCGCAGTGGATTGAAGCTGAACGTGCAAGACAGATGAAGAAGTGGGAAGCACAACGTATCCGCTAACTTTTTTTAGGAAATTTACAAATGTCTAATAGCATTCTTACGATCGACATGATCACCCGCAAGGCTCTGGAAATTCTGGAGAATAACCTTGTTCTCACCCGCAACGTCAATCGCCAGTACGACGACAGCTTTGCTGTTGAAGGCGCTAAGATTGGCTCCACACTGCGTATCCGTCTGCCTGACCGCGCTCTGGTTACTGACGGTGCCGCCCTGCAAGTTCAGGACGACAACGAGCAGTTCACCACTCTGGCTGTTTCTACCCAAAAACACATCGGTGTCAACTTCACATCTGCTGAATTGACCATGCAATTGGATGACTTCGCAGAGCGTGTTCTCAAGCCACGTATCAGCCAGTTGGCCTCCAGCATTGATGCTGACGTTGCCAATGCGTACAAAACCATCGGTAACACCGTCGGTACACCTGGCACAACTCCTTCGACTTCGCTGGTGCTGCTCCAAGCCCAACAGAAGCTGAACGAGAACGCCGCTGTGATGTCGCCACGTTACGCTACTGTTAACCCAGCGGCCAACGCCGGTCTGGTTGAAGGTATGAAAGGTCTGTTCAATCCGACCGACACTATCTCCAAGCAGTTCAAGAACGGCATGATGGGCACCGGCGTGCTGGGCTTTGACGAGATCAACATGTCTCAGTCAATCAAGCAGCACACCACTGGCTCGCGTAGCGCCACTGCATCCACACTGGTCAAGACCCCAGGCGTTACTGCCGAAGGCGCGTCTACCATTCTGTTGGAACAAGGTTCTGTGTCCACCACCATCAAAGCTGGTGACGTGTTCACGGTCAGTGCTTGCAATGCTGTCAACCCACAAACCCGTGAGTCCACTGGTTCGCTGTTCCAGTTCGTTGCTCTGGCTGACGCCACTGCTTCGTCCGGCACTTGGACTGTGACTGTTGCCCCGATGTACTCGGCCAACCACGCTCTGGCTACTGTGGATGTGCTGCCTGCAACTGGCGCAACTGTGACCTTCGTGGGCACTGCTTCTACTCAGTACGCTCAGAACTTGGTCTACCACAAGGATGCCATCACGTTCGCCACTGCTGACCTGTTGCTGCCACAAGGCGTTGACATGGCTGCACGTGCCGTCCATAACGGTATCAGCTTGCGCGTTGTTCGTCAGTACGACATCAACAACGACCGTATGCCTTGCCGTATTGACGTTCTGTACGGCTTCAGCACCATCCGTCCACAAATGGCCTGCCGCATCTGGGGCTAAACCTAATGCCCCTTCGGGGGCGTTTTTTAAATCTTTTTGAAGGAAATTATCATGGCTCTTCCAAACGGCGCAAGCGGTTACCAAGTTGGTGACGGCAATCTTGGCGAAATCAGCTTTTCTAACACTAGCGCACCCGTTGCATTGGCTGGCGCGTCTGTCACTATCACCGCAGACAACTTGGCTGCTGGTGTGTGTACTATGGACTCGGGCGGCACAGATGCTGGCGCCTATGTGTTCCCAACAGGCGCATTGCTTGATGCGGCGTTTTCTAGCCTTAAAGTTGGCTCGACATTTGACTGCTCGTTCATCAACATTGGTGACAATGCAGCAAATGACGTAGTTTTCACCGCTGGCACGGGCAACACCCTTATTGGTAACGACACGATCCAAGATTCGCTGACTAAAACCAGCAACACATCTGGCACGTTCCGTTTCCGCAAAACAGGTGACGCAGCGTATTCAATCTATCGCGTTGCCTAAATCTGATGGGGCTTCGGCCCCGTCTTCCTAAAGGAAAACATCATGCCAAATACTATTGCTGTAGGCGTTGCGTTTGAAGACGCGCAACTAAACGGCGCAATCATGGGCAAAGCTGGCGGCACCGCTGGTTTTTACGGTACAACCCCTGTAGTTCAAGGCGCTGCCTTGACTACTCAGTTGACCTCAATTACCAGCACTGCACCAGGTACGGCTGATTTTGCAATTCAAGACCTAACTCAGAGCACCCCTTTTGGCTTTGTAACCAAAGACGAAGGTAACACTGTTTTGGCTGTGATTGCCAACTTGCAAGCCCGTCTTGCTCAAGTTGAAGCACGCCTTGAAACTGTCGGTTTGATTGCATCTAACTAAAAAGCGGGGGCTTCGGCCCCCGTTTTCTTATGAACATTTATCTTCAACACCCCGTTCACGGTCGTAAAGTTGCCACGATGGAACTTGAAGCCGTTTACGATGAAACACACGGCTGGACGCGCTACAATCCAGAAGCACCCGCGCCAGCACCTGAAGCTGAAGTAGCGGTCAATGCGCTAGAAGTTAAGCGCAAATACACACGCAAGGCTGTAGCCGAAGGAGTCTGAGATGGCCGTTTACACTGCTGGCGATCAAATCAATCGGGCACTTCGTTTGCTTGGCGTGCTGGCCGAAGGTGAAACGACTTCTGCATCCGCGTCGCAAGACAGTTTGATGGCGATGAATCAGATGATTGACTCATGGAACACTGAGCGTTTGTCTGTCTTCTGCACACAAGATCAAGTTTTTACTTGGCCTGCTGGCGAGTACATTCGCACGCTCGGCCCTACTGGCAATTTTATCGGCCTGCGCCCCGTGCTGCTGGACGAAGCAACGTACTTTCGTGACCCTGGCACCAACGTGTCGTTCGGCATCAAGTTCATCAACCAGCAACAGTACAACGGCATTGCGGTTAAGACCGTAACCAGCACCTACCCCCAAGTGATTTTTGTGAACATGGGGTTTCCTGACGTTACCATGTCCATCTACCCGCGCCCCACCCGCGACTTGGAGTGGCACTTTGTCTCGGTGCAAGAGTTAAGCAACCCCGCCACCTTGGGGACTGACTTGTTTTTCCCGCCAGGTTACTTGCGGGCGTTTACCTACAATCTGGCGATGGAAATCGCACCGGAGTTTGGTGTTGAGCCAAGCCCCCAAGTGCAGCGCATTGCCATGACCAGCAAGCGCAACTTGAAACGCATCAACAATCCAGATGACGTGATGTCTATGCCTTACGCCATTGTCGCCACTCGTCAACGCTTTAACATTTACGCAGGGAATTACTAACATGGCAACCATTGCAATTTCAGCCCTTCCTGTAGCTGCGGCTGCGGCTACAACAGACGTTTTGCCAATCGTCCAAGGGGGCACGACAAAACAAGTCACTAATGCGCTGCTGTTCACCAATTCAACAATGGTCAACCCCGCGCTTGGAACGCCAGCAAGCGGCGT